ACAGGCAGTCTTAGCTGGCTCATCGTTGCACTTGAAAGCACAACGATAAGCTACAATGTCACCGTCGATAAGGATCACAACGCTTCCGCTTCAGAAACATAACTATCGTTGTACTCGATAAGATTGGTCACCTTCATCTTAATCATAGATGGCGAACGTCCTTCCCCGATAGGCCAATCATAATAACCTACAACAGATATCGCTTCCGATCCGTTAGCAATCAAAACATCTTCAGGTATCTCAACACCTTCTGAGTCAGTAAGACGCATAGGATTGTTAGACTTCATTACAATAAAGAAGCCACGGTCGTCACCTTTGTTGGTTGGTGAAATACCCATCTCTTCGATAGCCTCAACAGCTTTGTCGCTGAGATTACCAAGCTGTACCTGATACTTGTTACTGTACTTGTTGAGCTTGTTTCGCTCACACCAGTAGACGGAACCACGTATAGTGATGGGTGATGGTTTGTTGTCAGACATAATATTTCTCCTAGTGGGTTTCTGCCCAGTTGTTACCTACTCTATATTCGCCGTCTAAGGGACACCGTAGGCTGAGTGTCTCACCGGCGATTCTGATAGCGCGTACACCGATACGTCCAACTGTATCTGCGTAGTATGCTGGTGTTTCTATTTGCCATTCGTCATGGACGTTAGCAACAAATCTGTGTGGTATGTTCCGTAACTTAGTAGTTAAGTGTACCAGAGCTTGCTTCATAATAATAGCCCCAGCACCTTGTAGCAATGTATTTAAGGCGGCGTGTTCTGATCTGACTCTGAGCTTTCGTCCGTCGAGTCCAGCAAGGACGCCTGATGCAGCCTCCCCGTGTGTATCTCTTCTAACTCTTTCAAGAGACGGCGTGTTAGATAGAAATGTTTCTTTAAGTCCGCGTCCAGTGAAGCTATTTCCTCCAACGATAGCTCCGATCTTAGCATCTCCGGCTCCATACAGAAACGCATAAATGAATGTCTTTGCAAGAGTCCGCGTCTTAAGTCCAGCTGCTCGCTGATTAGCCGTATGTATATCGCCATTGAGGATTTCATTAGTATAGTCTTCGTCATCCATGTAGTGAGCTAACATACGTAGCTCTAAACCGCTGGCGTCAATGCCAACTAACCTGTTCCCTTCATCCACGGTCCAACATGAGCGGCACTCAGTACCGAACGGTGCAGACACGGCTGGTACTTGTGCCATGTTAGGACTGAGGTGTGTCATACGTCCTGTCACAGCACCGTTAGTGATAACCCTACCGTGTACCCTACCGTCATCCTTGACTGCTTTCAACCACGAATCTATTTGCGCTACTCGCTTCTGCAACATCATGTAACGTGCAACTGCTTTGGCTTCGGGTAGGTCTATGCTGTTAAGCACCTTCTCATCAACAATGATGTTACCCTTCTCTGTCTTCTTTTTAAACTTAACACCAAGACCTTGTAGTCGCTCTGCTATCTGCTTACGTGATCCGGGATTGAAAATAGTGACCTTATCTTTCAGACGCTTACCTGTCTTCTCAGAGATACGTTCCTCAACGATAGGTGGGAAGATACTTTGTAACTCTGCTTCGATGTTGTTCATCTCAAACATAAGATCCATCATCAACTTCTCAGCGTACTCTGTATCTAACTTGAACCCGTTCTGTTCCTGCTCAGTCACCGCCCAGCCTACACTGTGTTCAAGATCAATAGACTGCTGAGAGAAACCTTCTGTACTTAGTTGCATCTCCAACCACTTATGGACTCGTTCAGTCAACTCAACATCAGCAACACAATATTCGATCATCTCATCGCAGAGTCCCCCGTCGTAGTCAGTGAAGTCTAACTTTCCGGTTCCTCCAAGTATTGCTCCCCAGTTCCGAAGTGAATGCCCTCCGTCCTGACTGGGGTTGTAAAGTCTGGAGAGGTAGAGAGTATCCACAACACAAGACCTAGCAATGCGTATGTCCCAAACACTATCGAGAACACGGCAATCAAACCCGATGAGGTTGTGTCCGATGATTTTATCTGCGTCATTCAATACACTCCTCAATGAGGCTGGTTCTGTGTGGACCTGTATATCGTTCTTCACCTTCGTAACTGCACACCAGATCGTTGAGTGATCCGTAGTAGTTTCTATATCCAAGTAACAGGTATTCATGATAGGTCTCGTTTAGTTCGTTACGTTCAGTGTCGTGGTTAAACTTCTGGTAAGTCTCCGTCAACTGTTCCTGCTCTAATATCCAACTCCCAATCTTGCTCATGATGTATCATCTCCTCTATGTCTGCGAGTGTACGTAGATCTGCACGGTCAATAACATCACCGTCATCAAGACTAACAGCGAAGCACTTGTTGCACAAGTCTACAAACTCTTGACTAACAGCAAACCGTCTTGTGGCTTCGTAGTCTGTTAGCTCTACGTCACACGCTATACATCTCACAACATTGTTTCCTTTTTAAACTCATCTAAGGACATTAACTGGTCTTGATGAAGAGCATGTAGTTGTCCCCATCCTAGATTCGTTATTGTGTTTTCGTTGAGTATACTTTCTTTCCTACAAAAACCACCTAAAGAATACTCAGGAAACGTTCCTAACATCAACATGTAATAATCACATGCCTTATGTTTCTTATGTAAACCAACAATCAATTTACCTGTACGATACTTTGTTGCCTTCACATCTACAGTGTGGTTCATAAATGTTAAGTCATGAACAGCTATCTCTTCACTGAGATCAGGCCAAACGTTTAACAGCTTAGACGCTGCCATCTCTGATCCTACTCCTTCTAAATCAGTTTCGTAATTAGATTGCGGACCTTTCTTATTATCCTTAATACCTTTGCTTCTGGCGCTGTTGTATCGAGTCTTAGCAATATGCTGACAAACTTCCTGCTCAGTTACATCTAAACGAATAATCATAACGGTTTCTCCTCACGTTCATCACGCTCTGTCAATCTACCCGTTGCTTCATTGTAGAATACTTCACAGGCTTTACCAGTCTTCCCAGTGTACCTGTTCTTCAACACACGCAGCACGGTCGTGTTTCTAACAATGGGATCATCACTCTGACTGTTACGTTCAGCACCGATGACCGCATCAGAGAGCTGTGCAATCGACGCAGAGCCACGTAACATACCAAGGGAAGTGACAGCACCGTCCTCCAGCTGCTTCCCTTCAGGGCGTCGTAGGTGGCTCACAAGGAACATACAAATACCCATCTCCTGTACGAACGTCCTCAGCTTAGTCATAATCATATCCAAAGCACGTCGCTCATCGCCGTTGCTCTGGTCAGACACAAGGATAGAGACGTGATCCAGTACGATATAACGTACGCCTAGTACCTTGACGAAGTATCTCATACGGCCCAGTACATTTTCAATCTCGTTACTACCGAAGTGTTCCCACAGATAGACACGGTTCTCATAGTCCATCGTATCGTACACTAGGTCAATGTCTTGGTCGTCATATTCACAGTCAGGTAGGTGTATCGGTTTGTTCAGTTCAAGACCTACCAATCCACGCATGGTACGCTCAGGTGTCTCCTCAAGAAACATCAAGCCAAGATTGTCCTCAGATTGTGCCATGATGGAACTGACTACCTCACGCAGAAGAGTAGACTTACCCAGTCCTGAGCCTGCACAAATAGTAACCAACTCTGCTGTGCGTATACCATACAGGTGTTTGTTCAGCCCCTCGAATGGGTACTGTACCTTCGCCTTGGTAAGCGGCTTCTTAATCAGATCACGTAACTCACCAGCACCAACGATACCTTCCGGTGTGTACGGTTGCGCGGACCAGAATACTTTGGTGTACGCTTCTGATTGATTGTTAACAAGGTAATCACACGCGTCCTTGTAGCCGTTGACGTGCTTAACAATCCTTGCTTTGTTACCGAACAGATCAGCACATTCCTTTGCTGCCTTCTGTCCAGGCTCGTCAGCATCGAAGCATATAACAATGTTCTCGAAGCTGTTCAGCCAATCATAAAAAAGGCGACAGTCCTTTGCCGCCGAAGTCGCACCGTTGCGAACGGACACTACTGGAAACTTTGATCCTGTCATCTGGTGTGCAGCCAAGGCATCATACTCGCCCTCAACAAGAGTCACATACTTGCCACCCTCAGAGAACAAGTGCTGTCCATACAACCCTGCTCGCTTCCAATCACCAACGATACTGAATCGCTTGTCTGGGTTACGAACCTTCGCCGCCACTGGTTTAGTAGGATCTGACGGGTCATAGTAACCGAATGTTGTAACATCACCCTGCTTCAGAGCCGCGTATTTCTTCGCCGTCGTTCC